GTCAGCGAGCTTCGACCAGTCCACGCCCTTCGGCATCTGCTCAAGCAGTCTCTCGTACTGGGCAGGCGGGATGTCTTGGTACGGTGCTTGCTCGTAGGTGTGGTCAGAGTGAGGCAGGAAGCTGACCCCTGACATTAGATCAAAGTGCTTGAACACCCACGCACCAACCTCGGGCCACTCATGGTCTCTCACGCTCACCGTGATACTTGGCTTGTGACAGCAGAAGTTCGTTTGATACTCCAGCCACATCTCTAGTTGCTCGATGGCCGTCATATCATTGCGTGTGAGTGCGCCAGCCGGTGCTTTCATCGGGAACGAGAACACGGTGGTCGTGGCACCATTGTATACACAAGGAGCGTTGGGAAAGCCTGCGTCACGCATGAACGAGGTCACTGGGTCTTTGTTGTCGCCTCTCACGGTCCTGACATAGTATGGCGAGTGTCTCGCGTGTATCCCAGAGGCACTGTCAACAAGGCTGCTCACAGTCCCACTTGGTTTGACACAGGTCACAGCAGCCGCTGTGTTGATCCCTAGCTTCTTGGCCCACTTGTAGTTGGTCTCTATCGCCACATCGCGAAGGCGTCGAAGCAGGGCACCGAGGCCATATCCATTGAGCCCGTTGGTGTAGGCATTGTCCATGATCCCTGTCATTGACACACCAAGCAACGCCTCCTTCTCTGTGTTCTCCTTCCATATTGGCCGAAGGTAAGGAAACGAGGTCAACGTGGCCTGTATGGTCCCGAGGATCGTCGCCAGCCTGATCTTGCGCTCAAGGTCAGCCGGTGTGTCTGTAGCTCTGACCACGACCTCAGTGAGGTTGCAGAACTGACCGCCTGTCGCCGGTATACCTTCGCCTACTTCGATCTTTGTGTGTCGCCCTTCGTTGACACGGGTCCACCCAAGCTCAGGCGTGCCAAGCTCCTCTGCGTGGGCGTCAGTCAGGCAATGCTTCTGCCCCAATAACACGATCTCCGAACATGGATTTGTGCCGAAGTCGTTGCGGTGATTCCGTCCTATCATCTCAGCGTGACGCTGGGCTGCTTCGCGATTAAAGATACCACGCTCACCGCTCCCTGACTTTGCCAGACTAAGCCACTCTTCCATAAACTCAGTGCTCGTGGGCGTGTGCTCATAGGCCACCGAGTTGTTCGATAAAGCAAAGTGCTGGTTGTCGATCCACCACTCGCCAGACTTAGCCAACCGCATGTCATCGTCTCCGAGATCGCTTAGGCTGATCAATGCTGACCGACGCACACCACCAACGACCACCACTTGGCCCACCATGCAGATCAGGCTGTGAACCTCGATTGGTGTCAACTTGCGACCCTCTGCGCCCTTGAAGATCTTGACCGTGTGATTGAAGAGCTTCTCTAGCGGCTCAGGTCCCGAGGCACGGCCACCAAAGGTCTTGAGCGGGGCACCGGCAGGCCGCACACGGCTGAGATCCCAGTCAGGCTGGCGTCCCATCCACAGTAGATTAATGAGGTCTTGGAATGCGTAGGCCCAGCCCTCTTTGCTGTCATCGACAATGATCAACTCGGACCCGTCGATGATGAACGGCGGCACCTGTGGCAGGCTGTCCACGTACTTCTGTTCGCAACTAAAGCCCACGCCTGTGCCATTCAACAGAATGTACAACACCTCGGAGAACGTCTGCGGGTGGTCGATGGGCGTGTAGGAGCAATTGAATCCTGCAATATTGGAGCGATCTAATGCCGGACCTGCACACATCAATGCTCTCATAGATGGACAGATCTCACAGCCAAGGATCGCCTGCTCTAGCTCTTCGATGATCGGAGTATTCTCATTGTCGCCACCGATCTCATTGAAAACAACATTGTCGATGTATCGACCGACAGTCTCAGGGTAAGACTCACGCTTGGCATCAATGAACTTAGCGTATCGGCTTGTGTGGATGAACCGTTGGAACTCGGTAGGTAAATAGTTACTATTGTTATTGTCAGTCATTGATTGCTTTGCCTTCTAGCTGATTGAGACGCATGTCGATGTACCGCCGCGCCTTTTTGAGGTCTGTGATTTCGCTCTCGTCTGGGGTCATGCCAACATAGTGTTTCGAACCGGCGCGAACGACGTACTTGATGACGTTGCCGCGCCAGAAGCATAAGCCGTTGCCCATGATGAATGTGATTGGTTCGATAGCCCACTTGGCATAGTGGTCAGGGCTTTTAACATTGATGCTCATTTCTTTGGCCCCAGCTTATGCTTGTCGCGCATGTATCTCTCGTCCCGCTCACGCTCTTTGGCATCGATCACATGACCGCAGTTGGTCCTGCCTCTGGGCGTGAGCCGCCACATGCCCTCGGTCTCCGCTGGCTCAATGAAGTCGCGCATCTTAAGAATGTCGAAGATGTGCTGGACGTGGCGTCGTACGCAAAGCTGACTAGTGGCGACATTGGCTACCGTGTCGCCCAGATGATCCATCAGCAGCATGTGCTCATAGGTCCTCAGTGCAGCCTTGTGGACCGGCAGACGGGCCTCTCTGGTCACTGCAGTCAATGTGTGACGAGGCTCGGGCTCAGGGCGATAGATCTCAGCTTCATGGGCGGCTATGAGTTGCCCGAACACGGTCTCTTCGGCTTGGGTCATCGGGGCCAACTTCGAGCCCCTGTTGCGATAGCTAAACAGGTGCTTCCAATAGCCGCTTAGGACCACGCCCTTGAGCGGGTGCGCTGCGCCCTCGCCAAAGTGCTTGTTGTGTGGCTGACGCATATAATGTGGATCAAGTGTCATTGCTCTTCTGTGGCTCCCATAGTTTGATTGTCGATGTGTTTTGGTCCCAGTCTTCGAACCTCAGTATCCGAGCGCACCTTGCCTGCTGCAGGGCGTCGGCTGCTGTGAGCCCCGCCTTGAGATACGCGGCGACCACCAGATCCCAGTGTGGCTGTGGACCCAGTACCTTGGCGGCTGTGACTGCTCCGATCTTGGGACAGCCGTGATAGCCATCGGTCGGATCACCAGTCAGAGATTGCGTGAGAAACGCTCGGTCAGCATCGGCAACTGAGATGTCGTGGTGCTCCCCTGACACAGGTCTGTAGAGCTTTGCAGGCAAGGTCAGCATGTCCTTGTCGTCGCTTACAATGACGCCTTTGCTGTCGGGCGCAGTCGCAAGGATGCCCATGATATCGTCGGCTTCTAGGAACGGTTCTGAGTGCCAAAGATATGTGTCGCGTGCCCACTGTACCGCAGCCTTGTAGCCCGTAGGTTTCCTGACCTTCTTCCGACCACCTTTGTAGCTGGGCAGAACCTCCTTGCGGAAGTTGTCGCGGTCGCTGAAACACAGGATGAAGTTGGCAGTGTCGAGGGCCTCGCAGACCTCCTGCAGGGTGTTCTGGAAGATCGACTTGGCTTCCTTAAGGTCAGTCTGTAGCGACCATAGATCGTCGCCCCAATCGACTTCCTCCTCGGCGGCAGCGCAGGCTCGGTACAAGTACAAGTCGGCGTCAATTAGGAGTATCTTCTGGCTTAGTAACTGCTCTGAGTATTTCATCAAGTGACCTCTTCATTCTTATGCCTGATTCAGTAATTGCCCACTGGTTGGCCCACTGCTCATTGTCTGGGTGATCTTCAGCCGCCGTGGTTATCCATCCCTCCGACGCCGTCATTGCAACGTAGAAAGCGCCTTCTCGGGCGAACCTAGATTTTACGGAGAAAGACCGACGATGTGCGCGGTCGAGCACAAGGTAAATCGCCATGCTGTGCGCCATCTGTTCGTTGATCTCAATGGGTGTCAGCCCAAGTTCTGCCAATGCTATAATCGGATGCGATGGGGATCTTTGTTTGGAAAGCGCGGCCTGCTTCTTGCGCCATTCTTCGAGTGATATCACCGACATGATCAGCGACCTCCTTTGATTTACATGCGATTTGCACCTCGTCGTGAATCCATCCGACCATGTAGGCTAAGTCGTCTATGTCTCGTAGCTCTTGGTCGATCAGGTCTACCCACTTCTTGCAGAGTATGGCCCCTGCACTTTGCAGTAGCTGGGACAGGCACTTGTGCTCTGAGCCGCCTCTAATAATGAGACGCCTGCCATCGAGGCCTTTCAGATAGCCACGTCTCTTGAATGCTCGGCTGATGCCCTTCTGGAGCGTGGCAAACGCTGGAACCTCTCGGGCATAGTTGGCTTTGAGCTTTTTGCCTTTACGAGCGTCTCCGCCAGCAAGCGCACCTACGAGGGCATCGCCTCCACCGTACATCATGCTGTAAACCACTGATTTTGCGGTACTTCTGTCAACACCGAACGCCTTGGCATTGTACGTGTGAATGTCGCCATCGAGGATCTGCGCTGTAAAGTCGGGGTCATTGAGGTAATGGGCAAGACAGCGCAATTCCAAGCCTGCAAGGTCGCTGCCCAACAACACCCAGCCCTCGGGCACCGTAAACAACTCGCGACACTCCTGACCATAGGACAGTCGGGCGGCAGGAACTTGAGCCAAATTCGGCGACCGGTGGCTTGCGCGGCCTGAGATCGTACCTCCTGAGACAATCTGATGCCTAATGCGGCCATCGCTATCAACGCGCTTCATCCAAGCCTGCCTGCCCTCGGCTAACTGTCCTATGCGCTTTTGCAGCATGAACATCTCGGCCAGCTTTTGCGCCTCTGGATACTCGGTCAAGCTCCCGAGGATGACCTCGTTAATGACTGCGTGTCCGTCTCCCGTATGGTGACGTGGCTCCCAACCATACTTAGATCGCAAGCACCGCTCAATATGACGCCTGCTTGATGGGTTAAACTCGACAAGCTTTTTCTTAATGAAGGGCACATTCTTGACGTAGCCTCGGGTCTTGTTGTCTCGGGCGGGTATGAAAGTCTCGCTGATCTCCCAAGGAGGGAACAGTGTATCTAAGTCTTTGCTTAGAGCCTGCCGCTTCCCTGCCAGCTTGGCATACAATGCCCCCGCCTTCTGCTTATCAAAGGTCCAGCCGTTACTACCGACGCGAAAGCAAATCTCAGCAAGCTGGTGCTCAAGATCCACCGCCACCTCAGAGGCGTGGGCACTCATCAGCTTATGGTAAAGCTGCACGGTCACGTTGACGTCTTGCACGCAGTACGACAGCATCTCTTCGCTGAACTTCTCCCAACCGCCATTGTAGTCATCTTTGAAGTTGCCGATCCTTAAGCCCCAAGCCTTAAGACTGTGTGAGCCCCAGAGCCGCTTGGGGAAGTCCTCGACGCTACGTTGTGCTGCAACATCCTCGCCCATCAAGTCGGCGTGGATCAGGCGCGAGAGGACGAGCGTGTCGGTGACTTTGCCTTTCGGCTTAAACCACGGATGAACGATTTGGATGGCAGGGATATCGTAGCCTATGATGTTGTGACCGACGATCTCATCTGCCCCTTGTAGGTACTGCAGGCCCCAACACATGGCGTCCCTGTCGCGGATGTCGAAGGTCTGCACACGGCCTGAGTCAAGGTCTCTCAGGACGAGGCAGTGTATGCGATTAATGGTATCAAGGAGGCCGTTGCTCTCCAAGTCAAAGGCAAAGCGGATGGGTCCAGAAATGTAAGTGCTCATCGTTATAATCTCCCATGATTATTGTGATTTATTTACGGTGAAGGGGTTGCAATGTCGGACCAGCGGTCCTATATAGAGTGTATAGGGCAATGACGCCCACACATGGAGACAGACTATGATTGAAACAGCTTTCCAAAACGCACTTGACGCCAGCAGCAAATACATTGGCCGCACTGGTACAACCCATAGCATCACAGAGTTTCGCGCCAGCTTAGAAAATCAATTAGGCAAAGATTTTGACCTTGAGCCAATTCGGGTTTTAATCACAAAGCGCGGATCAGATATCATCTGGGACTAACCAACGGGGCTTCGGCCCCACCTACCACCAACTAGGGCAATGACGCCCACACATATCAGGAGACAGACTATGAACATTTCAGAAATTAACGACATCGCAGGCCGCTTTGACATTAGCGACTCAGAGGCAAAGCGCATTGCGGCAAACGCCAGCAATGAAGCCGAGTTTATTAAGATTTGGGAAAACGACGATTGGTGGACCGACGGCAACACATGTCAGGAGACAGACAATGAAAACCTTTGATAATTATAAAGCCGCAAGCAAATACCATGACGAAAACGGAGGCTGGATCTTGCAGACAGGGTACTCGCCAGACCACTATACTGTCACAGATGACCAAGCCACAGTAATTGAGATGCGTGGCGAAGACTTCATTTACCAGTGTGAAGCTTGCGATACATTTGACGAAACAAAGACTGGCCTGATCCAAGCGCAATGCCTCAATGATGCAGGCAAAGAATATGTTGCCAACAAGCTGGCTGAACTTGGTTTAAAAAACATGGACGTCGCCGCTACTATCTCAGAGATTGAGGACAAGATGTTTTCTCTGACTGAGCTTCTTGAGCCTAATGACGATGTTTTTTACTTTGAAATTAGTAACAATACAGCGTCTCGGTCAGGCGTATGCCAAGCAGGATATGGCGTGTTTTTTGAACTTGAATTGACTAGCGATATGTTCAGCTTCGAATACGTTGGATAGGAGACAGCACAATGACCAAGCAAGCGCCAACTTTCACCGCACCCGACGAAAGCTGCTATGTACAGATCAACGGGTTCACCATTTACATCGAGGTCAGCGAGGCCACAGATGGTGTACCATACGTGTCTGGTTGGGACACAGAAGGGCAGCAAGAGGTTGTACTCACGGAGCGTGACCATTTAGATATTGGGGTAGCACAATGACACCACAGCAATTCAAAGAGGCTCGGCATTCGCTGGGCCTCACCGTGCGTCAGCTATGCCACATCCTTGACACCAACGAGCGTAGCGTCAGGCGTTGGGAGGACGGCACTAGGCCCCCGAACCCCGTCGCCTGTCGAGTACTGGGCTGGCTGAAAGATCAAGGCTTCAGACCACCTGAGTGGCCTCGCTCCTAACTAAGTGTCTAGAAAGGCACGTCACTATCAAACTCAGCATCGACCTCACTGAGCCGCCCACTAGCCATGTCGTACCGCAGAGATCCTGCGTAACCGACAGCGCCGGTGTGGCGGTTCTTTAGCACCTGCAGATTACGGAGCCCTGACGTGGGGTCCTCGCTGTCCACCTCAAGGCCTATGCAACTGTCTGACAACTGCGCGATGCTGTGACTTGATCTTAGCTGACTGAGTTGGACCTTTGCCCCACCCTCATGGCCTGCCTCGCTTTGTGGCCGTCTTAAGTGGCTGACGAGGAACAAAGCAATATCGAGTTCCTGCACTAAGACGCGCATGTCAGTCATGATCTGATCGACCATCCTGCGCTCATCAGTCACCCCGCCGGTGGCAGAGCTTATCAGGATCGACACATGGTCAAGGAAGATCACACGACAGCCCAGAGCCTTGTTCATATACCTGATGCGGTTGCAAATTACCTGCAGATCCGAGCCGCCGAAGTGATCGAAGAAATACACTTGCTGCTTCTGCACTAAGCTGTCGAAGCTGGCCTCGATTTCCTCACGGGTCGCGCAGTCTGGGTCCACCGTGATATTCTTGTTCATGTGCAGCCCTACTAGGCCCTGCAGGCTGCGCTTCGTTGTTTCCTCCAGCATCATCATGCCGACAGGGCCAGCCTTGCCGCTTTGGTGGATCGCATAAGCGAACTCTCGGACTAGCGTTGACTTACCTACACCGCTCCCCGCAGCTATCGTAATCAGCGACGATGTACGGATGCCCATGAGCACGTCGTTAAGCTTAGTGTATGGGTATTCTATCTCGGCCTTAGCATCAGCCTCGCCTACAATGTCCTTCAGATCCGAGGCGCTCACGATCCCATCAGGTCGGTAGTCTGAGGCACCGAAGATGGCATCAATCAAAGCAGCACTTTCGTCACCGAGCAAAGCCTCGTTGGGGTCTTTGAATCCCTCGG